GCCAATGCGTCCTCAAGGAACATTGCCATTGGATTTCCAGTTTTCTCTCCGGCGCTGAATTTTACACCGAGCTTTCTTTCAAGCATCCTCGCCTGCTCTGCCGTTGGGGTTTCAAGAGCTTTTTTAAGTCCTTGCGCCCCTGTAAACGGGTTATCCGATCCCAATATATGCTCTACTGTTGGGCCTGTAGCTTTTTTTAGTATATTGGAAGTGCCTTCCATAGCCTTTGCCCCGGCAGCTATTGGCCTACCCTCTCTTAATGGGTATGTAGCAACTTTCGCGGCGCTCTTTGCCGCCGTGGGAGCCGCTTTAACGGCAGAATAAGCCCCCTTCAGCATTGGCGGCGTTACCCCGGTTTCAGAAACATAACCAAGAAGGTTGCCGACAGTGGGGTATGCCTTAGCTACTGACCCCATCATTTTCGCCGCCCCCTTTCCGACTTCGCCAAAAGTTGCTTCACCCATTGTCGGGGCTTCTGATATTTCTTTGACAGTTTTCTTTGCGGCATATTCTACAGGCTGCTTAATCGCCTCTGGCAATGCTCCGTAAGCAGATTTTACCATTTCAAAACCAACATCCATCGGCGTTCCAACACCAATCCTTGCGGAAGAAATGAGAAAATTTGAAAGGTCTTTCTCTTGAAGGGCTTTCTGCTTCCTTTTTTCATAGGCTTCAGAAGCCACATCCATTATCCCCTTTGGCGGCTGTTCCATTGCTGATTTTTGTTCTGCAAGGGCTAATGCTTTCGCTTTAAGTCTAAGCAACTCTAATTCATTCATTGTCTGGAAAGCTCCCTTACTTTTTGTTGGTCTTCAGGCGGCAGAAGGCTAAATCCGGGAAAATACTTCTTGTCCTCATCAGCACCAGCCGTTTGTGCTTCATGGGCATTTTCAATATTTTGATGTTCTTGAAGAAGCCTTTTAGCTGCCGGTGAAAGACCAACGTATGTGTCGAAATCCTTCAATCCGGTCGATCCCTCATAGCTCTGCTTTGAGGACAGCAGCCTGCCGCCCATCAGCCCAAGATAACCATCTGCGACACCTAAAATCTGGTCAAGAGAACCGGCGCTGGCGTCAAATGCCTTTCGAATTTCTTCACGATCTCCCAATGCGTTGTTGTTCCCTGTGCTAGCTTTAGAAATCTCACCGGCAGCGAAGTTCATAACGGCTTGCAGAGTAAGCTGTCTAGGGTTGCCCATCTGTTTCTTTAGAGCAAATTCAGCCTTTTGAAGAAGTTGCCAGTTGTTAGACTTTGCTGCTTCAGCGTAATCTTTGATAAGCTGAAGGTGCTGCATGGCGGTGCTGACAGACACAAGCCCCCTGCCCACTACCCCGCTAGGGCCGTATTGCCTTCTTATGAGAGCTTTATTCTTATCAAAAGATGCCGTTTCACCGCTTTCAGAAAGTTCTTTTGCCCGCTTCCATACTTGCCGACCGGGAAGGGTTTTCATGTCAGACATGCTAAACGGCATTTTACCTTCGTTAATGTCTCTAGCTAGGGCATCTACCTGATCTTCCGGCAATTCCCTATTCATGTCGAACTTCTGCTTTGCGGCACTGGTCGTCGACGGGACACCAAGAGCGCCAACTTTTGGCTTCCTGCCCGCCATCATGTCAACTTCTGCTGCCAATCTATCGTTGAAAGTCGGATCAAGCGGAGCGCCCCCAACAGAGGCTCCGGCTGGAATTTCTACATTATACGCTTCTTGCGGGGAATACTGCCCAACAAGGACGCCACGTTCAGCCTGCGTTAAACCGCCACCATCATCCGGCAGGGGTTGTGGCTGTGCATTGACCATTGGCACTTCAGCAGAAAGATCGTCTACGCCAGAGTTCATCCTTAACCAAACATCCCTAGCTGCATCGACTGGATTTCCGAGAACAGCAATCGACCCTTGCAGCTCATCATCTAAATAAGCCGCGACTTCAGGGTGTTGATTGGCATAAGCGAATAAAGCCCTAAAGTACCTGTTGTTTTGCAGCGAATCTGACTTCTGTCTGTTTAGTTCAAGCATTTGTTTTTTATACTCTGCCGCCTCATCTGCTTTTTGCTTGGCAATCTGGAATGTTTCATTCTCCCTCATGAAATCACCGAGGGTCTTTGCGTTCTGATAAACAGAAAGATCAGCCATTTTTTACCTCACTTATGCAAGATACTGAAGGAACGGATTATTTTCCTTCTTGTAAATGCTATCACCAACATTTGCTCCCAAGATATTTGCGAGAGATTGGTTTGCCACATTGCTGCGGCGCATACGTGCGTTTGCTGCAATATCGCCCTTGCTTACCTCAAGGCCGCCAGCGCGTCCGGCATAATCAGCCCCAAATGCGCCTAGAGTTCCCGCCGCCTGTTGGCCAGATTGTGAAGCCTGCATAATACGCTGAACAGCGTCGTTATACGTCTGATTTGCCAAATCCTGCCCGTATTGTTGAGCGGCTTTAAGGGCCGCACCGGAGAACAACTGACCGCGAGCGCCTAGGCTGCGGTCGATTGCCTGCTGTCCTTGCTGAACCCTGAACTGATATCCTGGGTCTTGTTGAAGTGCGGCGCTTATCGTTGCGGCGTCGCCACCACTAAGGCCGAGAAGGTCAGAAAGGCGCGTATTTGCCGATTGCCCGGTCGTGATAAACGGATTGAGATTGGCTTTGGTCTGGTTATATTCCTGCGCCTGCAATGCCAGTGCGCGATTTGCAGCCGCCCTTTGTGAAGCAGCCATCTTTTTAGCGTCAGCCGAGCCTTGAATACCGCTATAAACATTCGCAAGCGTATTCATGCTGCCCCCACCGCCCCCGCCTCCAAGAATAGAGCCAAGCCCGGTTGAGCTTCCGGCAGAAGAAAGCGCGCGCCCTGCTTTTGTGATTGCCCCCGCAAGACCCGTTCCGCTTAAACCGCCAATACTTTGTCCGACTGGAGCCCAATTGATAGCCTGACCCGGAGCGTTCCAGAGGATTTGGCTCGACGGCGCGAATCCAGTGGTTCCGAGTCCGAGCTTCTGCGCCGCGCCAGCAACGCCGCCTGCCCCGGATAGATACCCTCCAACGCCACCCATTGCAGCGCCGGTCAATGCCCCCTTCAGACCACCCCCGCCGAGAGCGCCGCCTGCAGCGCCGCCCAATGCGCCCCCGACGGGGCCGCCAACGGCAGCGCCGACGATTGGAAGTGCTACTTTAGCAACCTTCTTGATTCCCTTGAAAACCTTAGAGAAAAAGCCCATTTTTTACTCCCTTATGATGCTTCTATTGTTCCGGTAATGGTGACGGGAACCGTCACCGCAGTCCATCCCGGAACGTAGATTCTATTTCCGGTTTTAACCACCATTCCAGCAAGCGAGCCTACGTTCGCTGAAACGGCATGACATACGCCGTCATTTGCTATCGTGAGTGGAAAATTGTCGATATAAGTAGTCCCTGCCGTAGATGTGGTATCTGTTGCCGGAGTGACAACGACACGGAAGAAAATCAGCCTTGCGGAAAGCCTGAAATATTCTCCGGTAAAAGTCGGCGTTCCAGTCGATCCGAGAGAAACAAACGTCGGAGTCCATGTCGTACCAGCGTCGCCCTGATACATGCCGTTGAAGAACAAAATCCAGCTTAGATTTGCTTTATCTTCTTCGTCCACAACAGGATCATAAATCGGCGGTGGGGTTATTTTTGTCATGTTTTAAGATACGCCCCACAAATTGCCACCTTCACGGGATCAGATATTGAAACCCTGAAGGTAAATTGATATGCGTAACCTAGCTTTCTCCATTCAGCCCTTGTCCTGTATTGCCCAAGAGCGCCGATGCTCGCGTAGTATTCGTCTCCCCAAGTTCTTCCAAAATCTTCGCTGACCTCAAGCCAGCATTGAGGATTTGATCCTTGACCGGAAGTAAGCCCAACACCGCCCTCGAACTCAACGGCAAGCTGCTGAACCCTGATAGGCTCGCCTTCTTCGTGAATATGCGTGAACGTCCGTTGGCGCTTGATCTGGTAATCCCCGTCCTTGAATACGTCCAGAGACATTTCATACACATTGCTGTTGAGGCGGTCGCCAACGAGATGTTTGCTAAATGCAAACGTGTAGCAGCTTCCGAGGTCGATCTCGTATTCGCCTTGCGTATTGAGGAAAGCCCTCTCATGCCACAATCCAGTTGACAGATCATAAACAAGCGTGGTGTTCAACCCCTCGCCAGTCAGGACGTAAAAAGTGTGCCCATCCTGCTGATAGGTGTAGCCCTTGATGTTTTCCAAGCTACTTGATGCTTGCAACAGATATTCGATAGCGTGCGTCGAAATTCTCTCCGGCGAGAATCCTTTTGCGCGGTATACGATACCCTGACCTTTTGTATCGCGCCCAAGCCAGAATACGGAGTTGTCGATGGAAACAACCGAATGTGCTGCAAGAAGCCCCATATCCATTTTAGCGCCCTGAATACGCTCAAACGGGAAAACCGTATTACCCGTATTTGTCCAAATCTCCGTTGTACGCTTTCCGAACAGCCATAGCTGGCCGACGGCGTTGTACACACGCACCAAATCGTCAGGGGAGCTTTCTGCCGTGGCAAAATCAAGAGCGTCCCATGACGTTCCATTGTAAAGCGCAGAAATAAAGAACTGCCCGCTGTTTGCCTTGCTAACGGCAAAATACCCGTCAATAAACGTCAGCGAAGTTGCCGTCGGAAAATCAGAGTCCGTGATCTGCGCTAATACGTTTGTCGCATATGTGAATATGTACCCATAAGTTCCGTCACACAGTCCAAGCTGTGACCCGTTCTCATCAACCGTCAGGTTTCCGTTGGATGTTAAGAGTGTTCCCCTCTCTGTCGCAGAGCCGCCGGACGATAGTTCGTAAAGTTTGTTTCCAGACACGAAGAAAGCCCTGCCATTGGCGGCGGTATATGCTTCCCTCATGGGGCCAGCACCAGCCGTTCCGAAAAGCCTCTTTCCCGGTGTGCCGTATAGAGCAGATACTTCTTTTCCCTGCTGCGTCTCGTCAACTACGGGGTACAGATTAATGGTGCGCTGCGCGTCTAAGGGCAGCGACCTCTCCTGATACGATCCTCCGACAAGTCCGATTTTCATTTATCACCTGTCCGAATATATATTATAACGGCGCTCTATCTTATTTTCCAACACAATCGGCTTGTTTCTCGCTACGCTGCGCTTGATTGCAGCAACAGAATCCCTTGCCGACATTGCCAATGCTTCTGAAGGCTTTAGGTTATATTCATCGGCTAAAATCATGGCGAGGTTTGTTTTTAGGGCGAGGCTCCAACCCGGCGGCATATCAAAAGATGTCGCTAGATTGGCGAATGATGTAATGGGCTTTTCAGACAGAAGGAAAATCTGTACGGCTTCCGTCGGAACGGGCCAAATCTTGATTGTCCCTGTCGGATAGGCGTTGTCATACGTCAGCGTGGTCGGAATTGAGCTTTGGGTAGTTTTGAGGCTGATCGTAGTGTTGAACTCATGGTCGTCAATGATGTCCATTTCATAGTCGACGCTGTTCTGTCTGATAAATGCCGACTTGATAAAAACCGGCCTTGTGGTGTTGAAATCAGCGCCAGTTCCTATGGAGTACGATCCATCACCGATTGTCAGTGTGAAACTTTCCAAAACCCTAGATGTGATGAAAAGGTTGTCGTTTGACCAAGACGCCAGAAGGTCATTAAGCGCAGCGAGGCCATCAGCGGATTCGTCGGCTTCAGGAGCCTCGCTTTTTCTTAGTACGCCGAGCTTTTTTAAGGCTCCGCTAATGATGTCCTGCGCTGTTGCCATTATTCACCT